TTAAATCATATTCTCCGTCTGTTATAGAGAAAAATACCCGCATGTATATACTACTATCACTTCTGTCTTGAATCACGAACAGATGCCTGTAATACTTCCATACAGCATCGCTTTGTAAATCATTAAAGAATGTAAAATCATTATGCGAGGGAGTGTTTTTAAATACTAAATTTCCCGACAATCCCTCTCTAAAGAAAAAACTTTTATCATCTTTAGTCCAAGTCTTTTTTTGTGTATCCGCATTAATAGGATAGACCTGCCTAACTAATTGCGTATAACTATCAACGTCATATGGATCAGACGATGTATTGGTTAATCTATATATGTAATAATCAAAGTTCATTAACTCATTATTATAATTCGCGTTCTACTACCAAATTTCTCAATTCTTTTATTTCCTTCAAATCTAATGTTTCTTTGTTTTAGGTTTTTATACAATAGATTATTCATTTTATCTATTTGCTTACTATCATCAAGATTTACACTTTGGCTTACATTAATATTTGAATCATTAACTTTTCCAAATGCTCCTTGATTTAAAAACACATCTAATTTATCTTTATTTATAGCATCGGTCAATCCAGATATTAGAGGTTGGTGTTTTTTAGTAGCATTTCTGTTAAATATTGACATCATTTCACCACCCTGTGCTTCTCTGCCATTACCTAAAGGTATTCCACCATTTGTATGACTCTTACCTTGTAATATTTCCCATCCGCCTCTTTCGTATTTTGTTAAAGCGGAAGAATCAGCTTTAAATCCCTTAAATGCTTGTAATAAAGCTGCTATTGCAACTATACCTAATCCTAATCCAAAAATAGGAATTTTTCCAACATAATCTTTTAAAAGAGTAGATGCTGTAGTTGCTAAATTTATAGACTGAGATATACTCTCGATATATTCTTGTTTTTTAAGTGCTTTTTCTCTGTCCTTTAATGACTGATCTCTTGCTTTTTTAGCATCTGCTAATTCTTGCTTTCTTACATTTACATTATTTGCAAGTCCTTGTTCAGCTAAACGCATTTCAATTTCTAATGCACTTTGTTGTTCTGAAACCTGCGTATTTAAAGCATCTACAATTCTTTCTGATTTATCAACCGCTGCATCCGCTATACTTCCATAGGCATCTACAATACTACCCATAGTAGGTAAAAACTTTTCTGCATTTTCGTCTAAATCCTCTACAAATTTTTTCCAACCAGTAAGTTCGGCGGGTCTAGCTTCTAACATTTTAACTTTTACACCAGCAGCCTCAAGTCGAATTATTAAATTATCTACTTTTAATTGTAACTGTTCAATTTCTTCAGCAGTTGCGTTAGTTCCATCGCTTCTTAACCTTAATTCCATTTGCGCTACCGCTACTTCTGCATCTAACATTTCTTGATCTAATTTTGCTTTTCCAATAGCTGTTTTTCTTCTTATTTCAACTTCAGTGTTACCATCTTTTTCCCATTGTGCTTTTTTTTCAGCTAAGTTTTTTTCTAATTTTGATTTTAATATATCATTTTTAAGGTCTTCTGCTTCAATTACAGCATCTATGGAATTACCATTTATTTCTAAAAGATTATTTGCGTGATTCTGATGTGCTGCTTCTTTATCTATCAGTATTCCTTTAAGTGCAGTAACATTACCCTTTAATAATTTTTTTTCTTCATCTAAAATAGCAATTGTTAAATCACGCTCAAGTTCAGAAAGTTTAGTTTCTTTTTCTTTAGTATCTTTTATTAATTCTAATTCAGATTTAGCAAGCTCATATTTAGATTTTAATAAATCTTTATTATTTTTAATTTCTTCCTTTAAAGCAGAGTCTTTTTTTGCTGCTTTACCTTCTTCTTTTCTTATTCTTGCTTCTAAAACAGCTATTTCTTTAAGAAGTACAACCTTTTGTTTTAAGCCTTTTTCAGTACCAATATCTATAGAATCCCTAAGTTCCTTTAATGCTGTTAATTCTTCCTTTAATGTATTTATAGACACTACGGGAAATGTAAATTCTTTTTGTTCTCTTAAAGCAACTTTAATATCCTCAAGATAACCCAATTCCTTTTTTAATTCTTGATTTTTATATTCTATATATCCTATATCAGCAATAGCTGTTTCTCTACCTTCTTTTTTTGCAAGTTTAAAATCTGCTATTGTTTTGCTGTTAATATTAGATTCCTTTTTCTTACTTATTAATAAATTTGTAATACGCTTTTTTTCATCATCAAATTGCTCCCTTGTAAAATTAGTAAGAGTTTTTCTATATTCTTCTAATGCAGTCTTTTTTTCTTCTAATAGGTTTTTTTCTTCTTTGGTTAATTCTTGTGTCTTTTTATTTGTTTCTTCTATTTCTATTTGCTCTTTAGCGTAAGCATCTTTATATAATCGTAAATAATTTATTGGATCAATTATTAATTCAGCTAATGTTTTATCAGTATGTTTTATAACTAAAGTCCACCCTTTTAATAAACCACCAAAACTACCAACCATATTAGTTAAACCACCTTCTTGATCTAAACCAATTTGAATCCACATAGCCTTCCAAGCATTAGTAACTTGAATTGTTTGACCTTTAAGTGTTTTTTTAATTACTTCAGCCATTTTTTCACCAGCACCAGTTACTTCATTCATTTCCTCTCTAAATAACCTTAACTCTTCAGTATTGTCAGCAATAATTAAAGCTGCTGTTACCGACCTTTTAGCAAACATATCTAAAAATTCAGTCATATCAGCACCTTGTTCATTTAATATTTCAAAGGCTTTAATAAAATCATCAAGACTTTTAACTGTAAAACCAACTCTTTTTGAAAGTTTCCCCGCTGCATCAGCAGAGGCTAAAAAGATATTTCTAAGACCAGTACCAGCTAATGAACCATACAACTGAGCATCTGCAAGTTTTGCTAAAACACTTGCAACACCTTCGATCTCAATACCAACTCTTCTTGCTACTGGTGCAATATATTTTATAGATTCTCTAAATTTAGCAACATCTAATCCAGAAGAGGTGAATGAGGCAGCCATTACATCAACAACTCTTTGAGTTTCTGAAGCCGCATATCCCATACCTCTAATAGTAGAAGCTACTAAAGTAGCAGTTGATTCTAAAGCCTCACCTGTTGCTGTAGCAAGCTGCGCAATAGGTTCTAAAGATACTGTTATTTCGTTTATAGAATAACCAAGTTTTGCTAATTTTAATTCAAGTGTAGAAAGTTCTTTTGGGGAAAATATACCATTACCACTTACTTTTAATGCGGCTTCACTTAGCATTTTTATTTCCTCTGTTGTAGCACCTAAAACAGCAGATACTTTTGCCATTTCAAATTCAAACTCAGCAAATGTTTTTACGGTGTCCTTTATTCCTCTAATAATAGCATAAGCTCCAAAAGTAGATAACATCACCCCCCTTAGCTGCCTAAACATCATATTTGATTTTTGGGTGGATTTAGATACCCTATTTTGAGAAGCTGCTACTTTATTATTAGTATTAACAACTTGTTTATTTACAGAAGCGTTCTTTTTTAATTCAGCATCTAATTTTTTAACAGCAATTCGTTCTTTATCAAGCTCCTTAACTTTTTTTTCTATAGCCTTAAGTTGTCTAATATCTTCCGATGTATTAACACTTTTCTTAGCCTTCTGTCTTAGTATTATTAATTGCTGAATAATACTTAATTCTTTACGAAGTTTATTATTTAATATCTGACTTTCAGTTGTTAATCTCCTATACCCCTGACTACCAACATCCTGTAATTGTTTCTTAAAATTACCCGCAACAGTATTTAAACTCTGTAACTGTTGTTTTAAATTGACCAATTGGTCAACCATTGCTGTTAGTTCAACTTGTGGCATTTTATTTCTGTTTTTGTTTTTGTTTATTAGCTTGGTTTTCGTAATTCACAACTAATAAAAAAAACTCATTAATATCTAATACTTGTAACTCAAAATAACTCAAAGCACCTTGAGAAGCTATCTTAGTCAACAAATCCGCCCAAAAAAGGTCAGCTTTTATACATCTTTCTTTATAGATTCTAATTCCTTCTTCACTTTTTCCATTAAAGTATTTTGAGAAATTTCCTCGTAAATTGGTATAAAGTCTGTTGCGAAATTTGCTGAAAAGCGAAAAAAATCAGCCATTGCGATCCCCTCCTTCTCCCAATCGGAAATCTTTTGTTCTGCAAAGGATTCATCCCATTGAGTTAAATCTTCATCCTTAGTAACCATAAACAAAGTACAAGCTAATAAAGCTGGGTGTTGTTTATCCTCTAATTTACTACCAATTCCATCCATTAAATTTAAAATGATATTCCAAGCCTCGATAGTTTTACCTTTATTAGCAAATTCTACACAATTCTTTAAATCATCATAAATCTCCTTAAAAGACTTACCAAATGCAAAGTGATTTTCTAACTTTTCCCATTCTCTAAATCTCTTGATATTCAAAGTATTTTTTATAAAATACTCATTTCCGTTAGCCTTAAAAAACTTCGCGTCAAGAGAAATGTGTTTTAATTTTTTACTCATTTATTATCCTTTTTGTTGTTTTTAATAATATTATCATAAAAATTCCCATACCTATAAATAATAAGTGACTTATAAGATTATAAGTATCCCAATTAAAGTATAAATATCCCCACAAAGATAACTGCCCTGCTACGCAATAAGGACAATCACATAATGGTTTTAATAAAAATTCGTTTTTAATTACCCTATGTAACCATTTACACCACCAACCTAATACTTCTTTAGGTTCAGTTAGTATTTCTGTATAAACCCATGCCAATACAGCAATCTGAAATGATAAAAATATTTGTTCTAAACTTAGCATGCTGTCGGGTTTAAAGTTGTATTATCTAAACATGTTTTAGGTGTTCTAAAAGATACATTAAATGTTAATGAAAAACAATCATAAGGATATGTTACATATTGAGTTTCTTTTTCAAAAAATGTATATTTATTAAACATATCCTCTTTATTTTCATTTTGACCTACATATTCTAAAACCATACCATTAAGATAGTTTGGTACATTTGGTAGAGTTGTTGGCATATTATGTAATATATCTAATATCAATCTACTGGGTTCTACCATATCTTGATCTATTAACTTATAATTAACCCATACAAGAAGTTTTATATTAACACTCCATTCGACATGATTAATCATATTCTTTTCAGCTATTGCGGGTTCAGCCTCAAAAAACAAAACACTCTTTTTTACACTGGTGGGCACTAATGATTTTAAATCACTATTATCACAAGCGGAAGATACATTTTTGCAAGTGGGGATTATAATTTCAGTATTATTTAAACCTGCTGTTTTTGTAGCTTTTGCTAATCCACCTATGGTTTCTACCCAAGTAACAGATGAAATTTCGTCTTTCAAAAGATTTGCTATTTTACTTATCATATACCATTCTTTTTCAAATAATCACTTATAAATTTATTAACCTTATCCCAAAACATACCTACCTCGTTCTTAGAAGGACTTATTATAGAATCAGCTACCGTACCACGTCTCTTTTCAACATCGTCATGTCCTGAAGCGATTCTGTTGGCTTTACCATTATTAAATCCAATAACAACAGTTACTTTATCTGGTGCAGAAATAGTTTTTTCTGGTTTTAAATTAAAACTATCCCACATAGCACCTGTAAACTTAAAATTCTTTTTAGAGATACTTAAACCAGCCTTTTTTCGTTTAGACCTATGACTTTTACTTGTATAGGGTGAAAATGAACCACCTGTTTCACTTCTTCCAGAAATAGTCCTTTTTTTTATAGTTACTGAAAGTTTTTGAGCTTCCTGTTCCATAAAAGCAACAACTGCTGGATGTAAAGTGTCCACGGTAACTTTAAAATTAGCTATATAGTCAAAAAACTTATTTATCATGCTAAAATTCCATCTATTCCCATGTGATGTTTACATATAAAACAATCATTATTTGTTATATCTACATTATCAATTATATAGGATAACAACCCTTCATACTTTTCTTCGTAGGTGTCAATATCAGCCCTTACTTGATCTTTATTCGTTATAGTGTCAATATTTAATTGAGGGCTTCTTAAAATATCTTGCAATAGAAGTGAAGCAGCTTTATATCTTACAGTATGTGATAACACCATTGCTAAAGGATTAGCTTCAAAATCTAAGCTATCTTTGCAAAGCAACTCACCTATTTTACATCTGAGAGTTATATCTAATATAAGTCCATACATTAAACAAGATGAAGTTCCAGTAATATCAGATAAATCCGATATATCTGACATATTAACACCTTCTACTGTTAAATAATTACTCCACCCATAAGTTCTGTCAGGAGCGTTGCTTCTATAAAATGGATTGCTTGTATCAGAATTTTCGTTATTTTTAGGATAGATAGTGCCATCTAATTTGAATATTAAAAAATATTCCATATTATCAGCATAGCTATTCTCTAAAGGTAGTGTTATATTTATAATATCGTTTTCGGTCACACCAGCCGAAGTAGTTAAAGATACTGAATTAACTAATTCATTAAGATTATTATATATATATAAGGTAATAGCACCAACGCTATTCATTAATGTAGTAACTTTATTTAATACCAATTCCCCTGATACAATATTAGCACATTTTAGTCTTACTCCTACATAATTACCTGTAGTTAAAGTGTCTAATGTTTTAGTGTTTTTTTGTTTACCGATTTTACCATAAAACGGTTTTCTTCTTAAAGCATACTGAGAAGCAGCTAATCCATTAAAGTCTCCTTTAAAAGATAAAATAGCCTGATCTCTGGCGTTACTAAAATAATTCCAAATATCGCTACCTGTTTCACAATTTAATAAAGATGAAATTCTTCTTAATCCAGATAATTCATCAAGATATAATCCAGAGTTGGATATTTTCGTAGGCACTGCCTCGTAACAAGCACATGCGGTTCTTGATAAACCTATAATATTATCAAAACAGTCTAAATTTATTGACATCTTTTTATTTTTTTTTAAATAATTATAGAGTAAAAGTACAACATAAAATACTCTTAAAAAATAACCATAAAAAAAAGCCTAACATTTATTTTGTTAGGCTTTTAATATTAATTTAATTTAATGCCCCTGCTATTCATTATATTTACAAGATACCCCTCATTGTGGGTTGATTTCTTTTGAGTTTTCACATTAAATTACCTTATTAACAACAATGATTATGCTGGTGCGCCACAAATGAATGAAAGGACTCCTGTATTATGGTCGTCACATCCAGTTGGGTTGTTAAATAAATCAGCTACTAATTTAATTTTAAAATTATGCTGAATTAAATCGTTAGTTGTGCAGTCATTGTCATAAAATACATCATACTTCATGCCTGGTATAAATTTACTGTCCATAGTATAGCGAGTAAAAACTCCATTAACTACTTCTGGTACATCAGGATTAAGGTTTCTACTAGCTAAAGCTAAAGAACCTGAAGATAACATGTATGTAACTAAATCGTCACTATTAACAGCATCAATATTTACAAGGTCAAAGTAAAATCTCATTCCGTTATAAAGAATGGCTTCACCTTTACCATCTGCATTAGCTCTTTTTGCTTCTGCAACAAACATTTGTTCAAATAAATTTTGACCACTTGCATAAGCAGGCGATGTTATTTTATTTGATTTCTCTACTCGTTTTAAGTAGGCTGCTAAAGTAGCATCCCAATATGCGGGAAGAATGTATGTGTTAGTTCCATCAACAACACCCTTTCCGTTAGTTCCTAAAGTATTAACACCCTTAAAGGTATTAATTCTACCAACGCAGTAAACAGCAAATGCCTCTGCCATTGTTTTGTCAGCGTTTAAAATATCTTTAGCTATTGCTGTTTCAATATCAAATTCGTTATCAATAAAGTCAGCTTCATCTTCAGTAAACTTAACCATTCTTTCAAATGCTAAGTCATAATCCTTGATATTAGTAGAGGATTTAGCTCCACCAATTTCGCATGTAACATTATCTTCTGCGGACTGTCCACAAACATTCTGCCACATTACATCAACACCAACTATTTTATTGCGTGCCTTACTCGGATATACTGTTGCAGTTTGCACAGCAGAAATAGCTTTAAAAATATCTACATCTGGTACAAACTGTTGTTTAATTCTATCATCGAACATTATCGCATCGGCTTTCACCCGAATGTCCGTCAAAATGGTTTCATCAAAGTAACCTGCGGTTGTACTCATAATTTTTTTGTTTTAAAAAGTTAATTAAAAATAAATAATTTGCATCAACTTTTTAAAAGAGTAGTTGCGAACTCACCATAGCAAATTTTTAGTTTGCTCCTCTTGCACTATCGTATGCCTGTTTAATGGCAATTCTTTCCTCTGGTGTTTTTGCTTCAGCTACCATTCTCGAATACTCTGCTTTTGTTGTTGGTATTTGAGGTGTAGCTGTGTTTTTATTATGATTTCCAGCACTTCCTTTAGGATTCTGTGCTGCAAATGTAAAATGTTTATTTGCTAAACCTTCCACAAATGAATTAAAATTTATTAAAGCTCCATGTGGCGTTTCTAACCTTTTACCATCTTTTAATACTATCTTCTCGTTATTAACTATTTCATAATCATATTCACCCAATTTTTCAAGAAAGTCTTTTCTACGTTGTTCTCCAACGATACCCTCTTCAATATTTGGATTACGTTTTAATGTATCATTCCAAGCATCTATTTGAACATCTTTTAAAACAGTTCCTTTAGTTTGATCCTTTTTATAATTATCAAAATCATCCATTATCTTCTGATAATCTTCTTTCGGAACTGAAGATGTTTCAAGCGATAAAAATAAAGGATGCTTTTTAATATCATCATCGGTAATTTTTGTAGCTGTTTTTAGGCTGTCAGCATAAGCTATATATAAATCATTGCCTGTTAAGTCAGAAACAAAACCTGTTTTTTCTTTAAAATCCTTTTCTTGTTTACTTAAACTTTCACTTTTTCCTTTAGCATGACCATCATTAAATTTAGTAGTGCTTTCTTCTTTAAGCCTAGTAACTCTGGCAGCATCGCTTTCTATTAACAATGTTGCTGCATCTTCTTTTAATTTACCTTCTTTATCATATAAAAGAGCGGTTAATTCATCATCTGTTTTGTTTAACATTTTTGTTGTCAGCGACAATAATACTTCCTTCTCGTTTGCCATTCTCTTTTTTATTTTTTTGTGTTTCTCTTCTTTTTGGTTTTACTTCTTTAAGTAAAATTTTTTTCTCCTTAATTATTTTTTTCTTAATTGGCTTTATTACATCTTTAATAAGAATTTCCTCAATATTAGATGGAAATGCAATTCTATTTGACTTTAAATTATCATCAGAACCATCAATTACTCTAAAATTAACATAAAACCCAAGCTCTTTTAATTTAGCCCATCCATCTTGGCTAATATCATGCAGGTTTCCGCTTTTTATTGATTCTATTATCATTTTGTTAATTTTGATTTAACTAACTTAACTACCGATTTTCTACTATCAGTTCCAAGTTTATTAATATCCTCTTGGAGTAATTTACCCTTAGATAACATATCCTTTATTTTAGCGTGTGATAAACTAAAAGGATACTCTTTTGCAGTAACAGTAACAGGTTTAACCTGACTTACTTGCTCGATAATCACATCATCATCAAGGGGAATCTTAATTTTTTCAATACTAAGAGGAACTTTAGTTTCTCCGATACTGGTTTCGATTAAGTTTTGTTCGCTATCCTTATTTGATGTTTCGGCTAAATTTCCTCTTCCACCCTTACCAAGTATATCCCATGAATATCTACTCATGTGACCTGTTCTACCGTCTTTGGTATCTATCCAAAAGACAACTCCACTTTCTGCCATAATTTCTTTTTCTTTTTATTAAAAAACAAAGGTACAAAATAAAAATAGCTTTGTCAAGTTTTTTTGCAATTATTTTTAATTATTTTTAATTTTACCTTCCATCACCACTTTTTTTGTACTGATCCCTCTTTGAATCAACACCCGAATCTAAATTAAAGTTTTCCGCATTTACCCACACTTTTTTACCTTTTAATCCAAACTGATAAAAAGTAAATCCAAAAAATCTTGCGTATGTTTTTATTTTACTTTTAAATTCAAATAATCTAAAAATACCCACTCCCCCCACATGCGCAGCACTTGTAAAAGAACTATCTTTTATAGAACACCCTAACCCACTCTCTCGCATAGCTGCTATAGTTATATCTTTATTATTTTCCATTATATTATACATATAATCAAATGATCCTTTAGGAATAATAATATCATTATCTATTTTATATAAATATTCAGTATTAACTGTACTTATACAATAATTTATTTGAATGCAAGAACTATAAAAAACCCTTCTTAAATATTTATATTTTTTACCTAACTTTTCTTCTATATTTAAACTTTGTAAATACTGAGTAGTATCCTCCTTAGAACAGTCATCAAAAACAATTAACTCTTTTACAACATTACTATTTTTACACTCTTCAATAACTACAGGAAGTGTTTTAATAGTATATTCTAATCTATTTCTAAGTAAATAAATAACAGTTATTCCTTTCTTGTTTTTTTCAGAAATATAAGAAGATTTGGCTATTTTATTAAATTTAGCACTAAGGGGGGAATATACTATTTGTCGAAATTCAGCACTTTGTAGCGGTGCTGCTAAAACTATAAAATTATCCTTTATTCCCCTATCTAATCTATCCCAATCATAATCTAAAATAACCGAACTCTTGTTAGTCTTTTTTGACTTTATAATCATTTACTTATTTTTATTTTTTATCAAAATTCTTTTTCTTTCGTCTCTATATTTTTTCAAAGTTCTATAGTAACTCATTAATACATTGGATAATGGCATACTATCTTCAAACATTCCAAAATCTTCAATAAACAGCAGTGCTGCTTGTTTTAAACTTAAAGATGGCAAAACTTTTTGCGCACCCTGAATATATGAAAAAATCCAATCATCTATCTTATCATTCCTATATATCTCCTCCATTGTCAGAATGAATGGTTTTTTTCTTGGCATAATTTACTTTTATTTTTGCTTTATTATATTTTTTTAATTGATCTCTTGTTAAATTTAAATTCCTTTCTCTTGGCTGAACTCCTAAAGTTTTACTACCGCCATCAATGTGTGTGACAAATGAGTTGCAAATTAAACCATGTTTTATCTTAGCCTTTATAAGCTGATTTGCATAAATATTATCAGAATACCAAAACTCTACATCGTCATTAATTTTTCCTATTTTTTCAAGTATATCTCTATCTATTGCGATACACCATCCAGCCACATGCCTTGCTATTTGATAACCCTGTAATATATGATTGCCAATATCTTTATTTCTTAATGTTCTTTTACAGTAAGGTGATAAAGACATAAACCCCGCTTTAAATCCCTTAAATAGATTTTCAGCCCATTGCTTATGAAACTGTAAATCATTATTACATAAGACTACATATTTATTTTTAGTTTTAGAAATACCTAAATTTAAACATTTATTATAATTAAATTTAAAATCATAATTGATAGTTGTAGCGTTTTCATAAGCTATTCCCTTAATCTGCTCAATCACAATAATATTAAAATCTATTTGACCTTTACTTGATAAAATAGATTTTATAGCATTTTCTGTAAAAGATTTTCCTTTTCCTGTAGCATTGCTTACTAATATAATATCAAATGTCATTGAGTCTCGCTTATTGAGTGTGAAAAATTATAATAATACAAGACTTTATCAATTCTTGCTTGGCGTTTAATAAAACTCTTTAACTTTACAGCATACGCAGCATCCTCGCCCATTTGTACGTTTGGAAATCTTACCTTTCTGGCAATATCTCTTTTAACACACATAATATGATTAGGAAGTCTCTGAAAACTATTAGCTAAGTTTAAATCCTTTTTAAATCCAGCATTATAAACAACTTTTTTATATTTACCACCCTCAATAGAAATATTTACATCAAATACAATTATATCAGCATTTGCCCGAACTGCACCTAATAAGCTCTTTACATAATCATCTGATATATCATCATCATCATCAACAAATGCTACATATTTACCCTGCGCCATATCTAAAAGATTATTTCTTTTAGTTCCAACAAGTCTTTTCTTATTGTCTATTATATAAATTAATTCAACAGGTCTTTCGCCTATTTGAGATTCTAATTTTTTGATTATTTTAAAACTTCGCCCTTCCATTAATCTGCGTGTAGTTCCGCAGAGAAGAATAGATAAAACAACTCTACGCCTTTGTATCATGTAATTTTATTTTTTTTGAACCACAGTTTTTGCACCTTGCGCCACATTTACACCCTGAATGAGTAAATATATGCCCGCATTTTGTACATATATAAGTTGCCTTCATATTGTGTTTTTAATTAATGATCTAATAAATTAGGCACATGACAAACTTCATACCCAACGGTTTTTAATTTTTTATATTTTTTACTTGTTAATTTCAATAAATTAATAAACATAAAATCATCTAAAGCATATCGGGTTTCAACGTACCAATATAAGCCTAAACTTTTTTTATGAAGAATATTTGAAGTACCACACTGCCCCTTTCTTTTTACATTAGCGGTACGCACATTAAACACTTTTCCACCTCTATCCCAAGAGTATTCATCCAACCAAAACCAATCAAAAGTGTTATCTATTTCATTATTTAGATTCTTTAGATAATCTTTATTATAACTATCATCTGAATCAAGGTAAATAATCCAATCATTTACGGCTTTAGATATACCAGTGTTTCTAACACGACCACCCCACATCTTTTGCTTCTTAATCTTAAAAAGCCTCACTCTTTTATCGCCTGTAAACTTTTTGGCAACTTCTACAGTTTTATTACAACCATCGGATACAATAATCAATTCCCATTTTTTATAAGATTGATTAATAACAGATTTAATAGCTCTTTCGAGTTTTTCCTCTCTGTTAGTTGCGGCAGTGGGGTAATCACCTAAATATGAGGGCATGATTATGCTAAAAGATGCTTTCATTTCTTACGCTTTTTTTCCCACGCTTTTAAAATAACAGCCAATTTATCAGTATCCTCTTTTGTGAGTTCTACATCTTTGGGTGGCTCTGTTTTAATTGTATGATAAATTTTTCGCTTTTTATATTTCTTAAAATATTCATCGGTAACGCAATCCCATCCATACTTAAACTTTACAATATGTATGTCACCGAAAATATCACCAACTTCTTTTCCAAGTAATATGGCTGATTTTATTGCTTCCTTTTTTGTCATTATTTTCCACTTTTATATTTTTTAGCAGCCTCGTCACTAATCCATTCGAGGTGATGGCGACAATTCCATCTGCCTAATTCAATCAAGGGATTATAACTTTCCTTTGTTGATGGTTGCGGAAGGCTGACATCATTTTTCCACGTTTTAGCATCATCGCGGCTAAATAACTTACCATCACGTTTGATGCAAAATTCTCTGGATGTTTCAATCAGCCCTCCCGTGTAAAAGAAATAATTTAATCCTAATTTGTCTGCATAGAAATTGTTTCCAGTACGCTCGAACTGCATGTAAGTATCGTACACATATTGATTATAATACTTTTGCAATATCCCCGACTTTTCTCCACTTCCTACCACTATTTCCTCAAATCCTTTAGCAAACTCAGTTAAGGACTTTCCCTGCGAAAGAGAATTAATTACATAGCGTTGTAGTTCGTCTTTAATCGCTGCACTTTCAACTACATTGCCTAACCAACCACCTTTAACAATAGCACCTTTAGAAATTCCAAGTTTTGTGTATAAAAACTTTAATTGATTTGTAATTTTAAGTATCTCCGCTGAAGATGCAATCTCCATGAAATACTCTGAATGAAACTTGTTTATTTTAAATAAATCGGTTACAAGCCCCTGTAATAATGGAATCTGATACTTTTTGTTAAACTCTTTAAAGATAGAATTTATGGAAACCCTTGATAGGTTACTACCTGAAAACCTTAGATTACCTTGAGTGGTACTAAACTTAGTTAAATACGATGATAATATTAATGCTAATAACGCATCTTGCATCTTTTTAACCTCTGTTTTTAGGTTCTCTTCGGATTTCCCGATAAATTCTATTTTCTGTTTTGAAATATTATTCACTGGTACAAATATACTATATTGAAATTTAAAAGTCAAGTAAATTACTATATTTCTTCTGCCTTTTTTACAGGCTCTATAAACATAGGTTCTCTATCCTTTATCTCTTTTTCAATATCCTTAATTAAATCAGCTATTTTTTTATCAATAAATTTTTTCTGACGTGATTTATCTAATTCATAAAAGTTTATACCTTTATTATCTTTAGAAATTTGAAGTGCTAAAAAGTCGAATATCCATCCAAAGTTAGCCCATAATACCTTAATTTCTAAGGGTAATAAATCACCAGAAACCAACATAGCTATTTCTTTCTCAGTTTTTCCAGAGAATGGAAAAAAGTTTCTTTCGGTTTGATATTTCATATAACCTTGTTCATCATCTGTGTACATAATACGAGCTATATCATGTTGAATATCAGCTTTTATAAAATCATCCCCTTTACTATCAGCAACAATCTTTAAATCATTATAAAGATCAGTTTTTGTTTTTAATTTAAAATCCTTATTAAAAATATACTCAGAAACAAGATTTTCCTCTAAATCGGTTATATCAGCAATAGTTTGCACACCAAATTTCCAATCTTTAGAAAAGGCAATAGCTAATGGGTATAAAGCATCGTAAACATTATCTAAATCAATGCTTCTTCCTGTAGCTGTTTCTGCAACTTGTTTTTTACTAAATATTTCTGTATTATAGAGTGCTTCCTTGCAATAAGCTGTTAAATCTTTAGTGTATTGATCTTGAAATTTAACTAAGTCAACAGGGGGAGATATATATTTTATAACATTGTCAAAATTAATAACATCCTCTTTATTTTTAGGAATTTCAATCCACATAACATCTTGAGCGGTTTTATGAACCTCTTTTCCTGTTCCGCCACATACAGGACATTTAGTACCATCAGCCCTCTGACCGTTATTACAATCTTGAGCAGGGCATCTTCGTACAAGCTGAATCTTTTGAGGAAATGCGTGTAATGCCATAGTTAAATCTAATTCAGAATTAGCCTTAACTAACTTCATTAATATTGGCACAGCATCATCTATGGTAGATAACTTAGTTACTCCATCTGTATATAAATCTCTATTATACCCAACCATAAAAGCTGGCACATAACCTAAATCATGTATGCTTTCTTTATGACTATATGCTTTGTTTCTAATTCTAATAATTTGAGTTGAATCGGTTGTATCATTAGGATTAGCATAAACTATCTCGTCTTTTGCAATATTAGGAAAATTTTTAAGTTCATCATCCTCTAATGTTTCTAAAACAATGCTGCTATTTAATCCATAAAGAGTATAACGCGTTCTCTCTTTTTTATCTCCTTCGTCATTATAATAAGCAATAATGTTTTTAGAAATTAAATACTGTAAAATACTTTTTTCACTATATTCATACATTATAGCTGCCTCTGAAGATATTTCAAAAGGATATGGAGAGGCATGTTCAATTGTATTATCAAATTCACCCCATTCTATGGCAATAAAAGTATTAGGATCAGTATTATTTAACTCAATCCATCTGGTCTGCATCCACTTATCAAAACTCTCATCTCCCCAAAACTTTTTAAGAATTTTTTCAAACTTATTTTTTTTCTGATTTTCATTATCTTCAGTATAAGCTAAAATCCTTTGAGCAGCGTTGCTTCTGGGTACTTTATATTCGGGTTTAATTAAATTCCTTGCTACAGTTGATGTTATTTGTTGTGTAATATCACAACGTTGATTAAACATTGTAGTACTCTCTCTTTTGTTAAACCTTTTCATATAAGGTTTCATATTTTCCCCTGTAATAAGAGCTAAATAAAGCTCTGCTTTTTCGACAGTTCTAATATAATTAGAGTGTCTAATACTTTTTTTTATTACGTTTATTAATGTTTGTAGTTCATTCATGGTTATATATTTTTAGTTATTCTCATTTTTTTCTTCCATTTAGTCATAGTATCTATTTTTACTTTTCTAATTTCCTTTTGCAATATACTTGATACTTTAAACTTAACAACAAAATGTGCTGCTCTCTGATAGGTTTCTCTTTTTACTCCATCATAAAATCTCCTACCGAGCATATAATGTAAACGGAATGAGCCTAAATCCTTAATGGCTACATTATTCCCCTCACGTAAATTAAAACCTATGTGTCTCACAAATGCAGCGGTTGTTGATGCTACTACGGCTCTACTAAGACCTAATTCCTCTGAAATATCATTATCTATCTCAGACTTACGTTTTTTAAACATTTTTCCGCTTGCGCCTTTTGGGCGTACCATTTTTCTTCTTTCTTCCATACTCAAAACCTTTTATAATAGCTCTTGGTGGGTCACCATTTCTTAATTCATCTAATTCAATCAATAAAACTTCTTTATCAAAATCTAAAGATAATAATGCAGCATTAATATCTGCTATTTTGCCTAATATTTTATTTTTTTTATTAATATCCATTTAGTAATAAATCATCAAAATAGCTTTCAAAAGCAGAACATAAAAAATAATCAGCAGAATCAGATAAATGACCATACTTTTCGTATGCTACTTTAGTTATTTTATCTCTAGCTATTTGTTTTTTCTTTTTACCATCAGCATCTTCGATTACAGATTCAAAATCAGTAATAAGTAATTTACATTTATCGCTAATAGTCATATCTATATTATAACCACCTTTAAGTATTTTATTTACAAAAACACGCCTTTGACGTACTGGTGGATTGGATTTTGGCACTCTTATTGATGTGTTATTAAGATAGTCCTTTAAAGTAGATTCAATAACATCATAATCATGAAAGTTATTAGCAGTTCGCCTTGATCTACCTGAGGCGTCTCCATAAATAAATAAGTCACCACGTTTTAAACCCTTACCATATTTTTTAATAAATTCATCACAAACATACTCAGTCATATTTCTAGGATTTTTTAACGCAAATTCATCTATACAAAAAACATTATAAATTCCTTTTTCATTACGCTGTATTTGCCATAAAGTGGCTGGCATATAGGGGTTTACATTAAAGTCAAAGCTAAGATGATATGCAGAACCTCTAAATAATAAATTTGATTTTATTACATGTCTTGAATATTTAAATGCTGAGTAAAATTCCTGACCTGTAACAATTCTTCCGAATTTACCTTTTACATAGATTCGGTACATATTTTCATCGTATATATATCTTTCTCTCAGCATCTTCTTATAAGGTGCATCTAAAAAGCCATTATGTTCAAAAGTAGAGTGAATAATAAATACGTCATTAGATTTTCTATCAAAAAATACTTTTTTAAGCCAATGTGTTTCTGATATTGGGTTAAAAGAAATCATTATCTGCTTATAATAAGGAGAAATACCACGTAAACGTAAATCTAATTGAGTTAAATCACCTTCATCGAGTTCCGTAGCTTCTTCTATCCAAATAGAGGTAATATTGGTAATAGATTTTAGTTTTTCAACATCATCAAGACCAGAGGTAATAATTTCAGCACCATTGTTAAACTTAATAGACATATCGGTTTGATTAACCTTAACATAGGTGCTTAACTCTAAATCACTAATTTGGTCTCTTAATAATTTAAAAACTGATTCCTTAATAGATGATTTTATTTTTCTAACACATAAAAATCTATGTGTATTCCCCCCCTTAGACTCACCCAAACATCGTGTAATTATCTTTTGTGCGATTGATACAGATTTACCACTACCAGCACCCCCGTAACTGACCGCGTACCTTTTCCTTGTTTTAAAAAAAGGTATAAAGTGTTCGTTAATTTTTAAATCAATATTATTCGCCATTTACTCCTCACTAATATCAATCGTTTTATTCTCTATTTCTTTAACATTATTATCACCTGTGAGTGCTGTTAAGTTAATAGTAATTCCTTCACTATTTTCAACCTTAGATTCTACCCTGCTAATTTTAGGTTGGGAAAATTCTAAAAATTGTAATATTATCTTTAAATAATCCATACCATGTAAGCCTCTTAATTCAGCCTGAATTTTCTTTTTTTGGCTAAAGTTAAAATGTTCAAGCCAACCCTTTAGCTTTTCGGGGTCAGCTATATCTTTCGCAATCTCTTTCTTTTTCTGCTTTTTTAATTCACCAGAGAAACGTTTATGATCCTCTGTTCCCCTTCGGTAAGGGTTTTTACCTTTAAATTTAGGCTCTGGGGTATTATGTCCATTCTCACCCACGTTTACACATTCTTTGCAGGCAATATTATAACCATCGGCTACCATTCTATCTTTATGGAACTCCTCAATCTTTTTTAATTTCCCACAAATGCTACACTTTTTCTTTTGTACTGCCATATAAAAAAATAAGAAACGTGACAATGTTATCTCTCTCCTCCGGTTTTTTCCTGCACTTAAACATCGCCACGTAATCTCAAAAACTAATTATTAACTAAAAACTTAAAATGAAAATACAAATATAATACAATAAAACGTAAAAGTCAAGTTTTTTTAGGATTATTTTTGATTATTTTAAAGTTAATACTATTTTAGCTTTTTAAAATAATTTTTAATAGTTCCTATTTTAAAATGTTTTCTCTCATCATTAGTTAATTCTCTCCTTTTGCCACATATTGAACATTCCATTTTAGAAAATTCATTTGGATAAGTTTGAGTTATTTTATAATTATGTTTACCGTCATTTAGACAATTAGCTTTTTCGGGTTCGTAAAAAAATAAAACAGATGTTTCAAACACAAATGATTTACCACAATATTTGCACTCCATTTCATGTTTTATACCTTCCTCGTATCCAAAACCATCATCGTGGTTTACATCAAGTTCTTTTCCGCAATAAGGGCATTCTAAATCTTTTGTTTCCATAATTTTATTTTTAATACCCCCACGAACAGGCAGCACAGCAAAATCCATTATATTGAGTTTCGTTATGTTTGCGCCCGCAATGTGGACATGTTTTTTCTTCTTTTTTATTAGGTTTTAGGTTGTTGGTTTTTTTCATTAATTATTTATTTTATACCTTATTAGGTACAATATTATCCAATGAATGATATATCATACCTTATTGGGTATAATACCACTTAATGAATGATATATCATACTTTATTTCCAATTATCAATAGTTTTTCTTAACCCAACTTTAAAATCAGTAAATTTAATCCCAAGTTCTTTTTTAACTAAAGAATTATCAATTTTAAAGTTAATAATATCACCTTCTTGCCAATATGTATATTCAACTCTATTTTTACCTGAATCATCATTAATAATAGTCTGAATCTCTCGAACTAACTCATGTAGGGTAATAGCTTTGTTATTAGCCACATTAAATATACCACAATCATAATCTATTGCAGCAATATTAGCGAAAACTACATCTTTAACGTATGTAAATAACCTCTTTTGTTCACCATCACCAAAAATAGTCATTGGTATCCCATTAAGCATATTATTGATAAAAATAGCAACAACCCCGCCTACATTAGAGCAATCTTGTCTTTCTCCATAGACGTGAAAGTATCGTAGTATGGTAGCATTTAATCCATGATGTTTGGCATAGAGGTTGACATAATTTTCACCAGCTAACTTAGAAATACCATAGTAAAAACAAGGGGTGCGGTAAGTGCTCTCACATAAAGCAACCTTATGTTCACCATATACGCTACCAGTAGAGGTATGTATAAATTTCTTAACATTATATTTTTTAGATAATTGAAGTAGGTTTAATGTTCCTTTGGCATTTACATCACAGTCTTTTTTAGGATCGGCTAAACAAACAGTCTTTTTAGAAGCCATTTGGTTAAAAACTATTTCAGGGTTGTAATTCTTAAAAATCCATTCTAATAGTGGAGTTTCTAATACATCACCCTCTATAAATTTAAAAGATTTTGACGGAGTAATACCTATAGGTTTTAAGTGATATATATTTTCCATTTTACCCGCAGAGAGGTTATCTATTCCTATTACATCATATCCTTTAACGATTAACTCCTCGCAAAGATGTGAGCCTATGAAGCCTGCTGCTCCTGTAACTAAACATTTCATATTCTTTTTATTTTATTTTCTACAAATATACAACACTAAAATGTAAAAGTCAAGTAAATTACAAATATTTATTCCTTACCATATTTATAATTATTACTTTTTCTCCTGATACCATCTTCATTGGCAGTTGGGTTTTTATCCCATACCTTATAAAAATTAGGTTCATATTTAGTTAATGCTATGCTCATCCGCTTAGACTTATCTTCGGATTCAGCAAGTAGGTTTCTAACTTTTTTATCTAATTCTGTATCGCCTTGAAATAAGTCATTAATCTTTCTTAACACCTCGCAAGGACTTCTATAAACACTAAAATTATTCATGCTCATAATTATGCAAATCTATCTGTACCATGTTTATAAATATCGAAAAATTCTCCATGTAATAAATCCCAATAAAATATCGGAAACCAATGATGGGTACACTCAGCAGCGTAACGCCATCGAACGTAGTCAAAACTAAGCTGGTCTCTGGTACTGCCATTAATAACTTCATGCCACCACAATCTTTCAAATTTAGCAACTTGCGTATTATGTTTTCTGCCAATGATACCAGAGGCTGATAATCCAAAATTCTCAGGCAAGCCTTGTTTTTTGTAACGTTCTATCTGCGGATTTACATTATAGTCTTTATCAATATTTTCCCTAACTACACAAGCAGCTTCTTGGTAAATATCAGTTCGGCAAGGGTGTTTCATTAAATTAAAGTCCTTACTCGTATCAAATTGCTCTCTCACAAATTTATCTAAATCACCTTTAACTTCAATCTGACCACCGACCATAATAGAATAATCATACTCGGGGAGATATTTATGGGAGTTGATATATACATGCCTTGCTGCTGAAAAATTAGGTAAATCTAAATCTACCTTTCTTATTTCCCAATCTTCACTTGTAATATCATTATTGGTAAAACAGATATAGTCCCAACCTTTTGTTTTAGTGTGAGGCTTGCGGAGTTTATCATATCCACCGAAATTTACTGTAAAAATACATTTTTTCATTTAATTGTTTTAATTTATATGTAAAGAAAACCACTAAAACTGTACACATTTAACTTATATGTACATAAAATAGTAAAATCTGTACATTGTTATTTCTTTTCTTTTTCTCTAAAATAAGCACAAGCTACAGCAAAGAAGCTAGACAGCATATATATGTCTCGGATATAACGAAAGGTGTCATTAATATTCTTTCTAATATCAATATGCTTTACACTACCTTTTTTCTCTTCGATATATTTCTCCACAACAAATACCATCTCAGATTCGTTGAAAGGAGATGTTTCGGGGCGGTTAATTATTTCTTTAAAATTCATTTGGTTTTAAATTTTAATTCCACCATACTAATAGATTCGTTTAGTTTCTTTTTTGTAGATACATAATAATCGTATGTTTTATTTTTAGTATCCACATTGGAAAGTAAATTTTTACAATGATTTAATTTTAATAATAACCCCTCAAAATCAAAATCATTAGCATCTATTCTACCAAAATGTACATTATATTTATTTTGAATAATAATTTCTAATGCCTTTTTATCATTATTATAATCACTTAAAAGTTTTCGTAAATCGCCCTTTGTGTTATAAGTATTTTTCCAAACATCTGAAAAAATATAAGTACCAAATGCAACAACATATTGTATGCAAGAATGTGTAGAATTACCCCATATTCTTTTATTATTTGTGTTTCCGTATGAAATACCCGCATTAAATACCATATCTAATGACTTAAACTTATTAGCTACTATAGCCAATAAAGCACTTTGTCTATTATAGTCAAATAATAATGGCTCTTTACCGCCATTAATATAATTAGAAGTAATAAATTTATTCCCAGTATCTATTTGGGATTCTTCTATTTCAACAGAATACGGTTCTCCTTTTATTTCAATATTCTTTTTAATAGGTTTCCATTTTTCTAAAAACTTTCTATAAATAAATTCAGCATCCAATGAATCCCAAATATATTCATCACCATCATATTTTCTATTGATTAATAAAGCATCCTGTTGTTTTTTATATAATTTAACAGATAATTTATCATCACCATTAGAGGTATAATAATTTACTACAGTAGTTCTTGTTATAGGTATAATGTTTTTAATATCTTTAACTTGAAACATACCATTGTAATTATGAACCTCAAAAATTTTTCCATCAATTAAATAAATACCTCTATTTAAATTAACTGAATATAATTCTTTTTCTTTAAATTTTATTGCTTTCATTTTTTTTGTGTTTTATAATTGATCTTTAAAAATATTCCAATCCATTGTCACATCGTCACCGTTTAGGTTAAATATTTTACCGTCAGCCTCATGTAAAAAATCAGGTAGTTTTAAAGAGGTTTTCCATCTAATTTGTTCTCTGCGCCAATCCCCTAAAAACACTTTTATATATGGAATGGTAAAAGTATCATCTCTGGCTCGAAGCTCAATTAATCCTAATAATTCATTTAATGGGTTCATGGGTTTTTTTATTTAGGTTCAAAATCTTTTATAGCGTTTTTAAATTTTACAATAACTTCGAGTGATGTATTTTTATCTATTAAAAGATTTACAGCTATTTTAAGGTAATCTATTAATACCTTTTTATCAATAAGCAACATCTTATAATCAAGTTCGCTTATAATAGGTTCTTTGGGTAATACTCCTTTAAGTTTGTAGATGTAGCCTTCTGTGCATTTGTGTATTATTTTACCTACTAATTCATTACTGTTATCCAAACAATTATATAATGGGTTGTTGTTAAAAAAACAACCTTCACAATCGTTTTTTTTTATTTCTTTTACCACTATAAAATCCTCTGGTGTTAATTTTTTATTTTTCATTTTTTTGTGTTTTTGTAGTTATTTTTAGTAACTAATAGAAATGTAATTTATTTTCTATAACCATTTTCTTTCAACCAAGCCCAATATCCTTCTTTCGTTGGTTTTCTCAATTTTAATCTACAAACTTTCTCTCTTATTATTGAGGTTGTAAATTTTTCATTTTCTGACTTTGAAATATAAGAATATCCAATTGCATCACAAAGAGTAAGTGAACCAGTTAATGTAAAATAATCATGATTTTGACCCCATATTATTGAACTTGCATCATAATAAGAAGAATATTCTTTATATTCAGGACACGGAAATACATTCCATGCTGTATCAACAGGAATTAATTTCAAGTCGCCATTTACTGGGTTAATATCATAAGTGACCGTTCCTTCTTCAATAACGGTGTCGCTAACTATCACTGAACATTCATCGTGATATTTATTCCATAACTTTAAATACTCACTATCTTGCGCCATTACCTGAACAGCAAACATGATTAGTACTATTGTAATTAGTTTTTTCATAGGCATTTATTCATCCATTGGTTTTATATCTGTTTCTTCCATTACCCAATCTAAGGTAGCTTTTACACCGTCTTCATAACTCATTCCATGAAATCCTTCACCATTTTCTTGTTTTTCAGATGCTTTATCAACTTGCTCACACATCTCATCATTTGTTCTCATAATATTTTACTTTTTTATATAGTTAAGTTTTTAAATATCAATGTTATCAATACCTAATAAATCTATTAATTCTATCATTTCGTTTGCGTCCCATTCTTTTTCAATATCAAACTCATTTTCCGAATCAACTAATTTATCCTGTATATCTTTGTCTTTTACCTTAACGCCCCACCAGTTATGATCTGATGCAAGTGTTAATATATCTTTATTGTCGATAATTGTTTTTATTTTTGCCCTGAATGTCATTTTATTAAATCGTTTAGACATTCGCTCGTATTGTTCTATTGTGAATTTTTTCATAATTCAGTTTTAATTAAACATAGCAACAATTTCTTAGGCATTTATTAATTTGAACTGTTTGTAATATAATATAATTTATTCGTAATCAGTCCATCCATAACCGCCAAATTTGTCATCTAATTCGCCAATAATTTCAACTTCTGTTACTCCAAATGGAACGTATAATATTTTTTTATCTCCATTTTTAAGTGTTACGATAATTTTTCTTTTTCCCATTTTTTTATTTTTGGTTTAATTTTTGCTTAAAACGTCAATAACTATTTTTAGTGTACACAATTTAATACTAAATCGCTGTTCAAATAATCCTTTTCCTTTATAGGTTTTTAATAATTTAAAATTATCATATAATTCAAAATTATCTGTTAAAACTAATTTTCTTATAATTAATGCGGCTTCAGTTGTATCGCTTGTTACTACTAAAAATGATTGTTTAGCAAACTCGCCATTATTAGTTTTTGATTTAATAAAAAAATGGGGCACAATAACACCTATATTTCCTACCTTATTTTTTATAGTATTATTAGTTTCTCTTTTCATAATATTTAGTTTTATTTTTTTTTATTTCAACAAAGATAATATAATAAAATAGTAAAGTCAAGTAAATTGGGAAATATTTTTAAAAAGATATTAATTGGTAACTTATATATACGACAAAAAGCCCCTATTGGGGAATGTGTTTAAAAATAAGATAAACTTATAAAGTCTATAAGTTTCTCCTACATCTAATATTCCAAAAGAGAATCAGAAGAAGAATGTGAGGGGAGTTCGTATGTAGATTTCTCTATATGTTTATCCCTCGCTGAAATTATATCCTTATTATTTAGATATACATTTCTCTCGCTATTCTTATTACTAACTGATTTGAAATATTCACTCTTTTTTTCTTTTAGCGATTTAAAATAACTTGAGTAAAGACATTTAATACTTAATCCGAGATGAACGATCCTACGCCCACCTCTAAAGTAAGAATATCCTTTATTATAGAGATTCCAAACATTAACCATACTGGGAGTGGCTGCTTCCATAGAAATAACACGCTCCTTCATACTAATATATCCCATATCTTCCATAATATGTAAGTACCTAGCTGCTGTAGCTTTACTTACTCCCCATAATTTTGAAATACTAAAAGTTGAAAAGTGTATGCCTGTACGAAATGTTGCTTGCCTCTTTTGTTCATAACGTTTTTTGTAACGTTTCAAGTCCTTCCGAGACACAAGACCGTTTACTTTATTTTGCATGCCATTTTCAGTAGCGTGCCGACACTTTTCTAACCAACTCTGTTGAGAATGGTTATATTCTATTATTTTTGCTAATATTCTGAATTTTAATTGCTTAAAGGTAGTCCATGCTTTAGAATCTACTAAAACATATTTTGAAGAGACTTTATGCTCATTACATACCTTTAACTGACCTCTAAATAAGAGATTGCCGTCTCTTAATTCAGTCATTCCCTTTTTCTTTAATATAGAAACGTATTTACGAACTGTGTTTGGAGATAAGCCAGATAATAATGATATTTTCTCTGGGCTGTAGTTGTAAATAATACTCTTTTTGAATTTACTCTTAACCAGATAGTATAACACATAGCTGTTTAACTCAACCGCTCCATGCAGCTGCTTAAATAATTCTGGTGCTATGTTTATCTGTTTACTTTTTTTAATGGTATTATTTTTTTACGAGTTTTTTGATTCGCGAATTACAAATATACAACACTTTAGGGCTGTAAAAAATTACGATAAAAAACTACGTTACTTTATTTAGTAGCGGGAGATGGACTCGAACCACCGCACTCAGGGATATGAGCCCTGCGGGCTTCCAACTGCCCCACCCCGCAATATAATTTACAAAGATACAAAAAAATAAACCCGAAGTCAAGTTTTTTCAGGTTTATTTTTAAATTATTTTTAAATTATTTTTATTTATATCAGTTCTTTGGCGGTTTCAATTAAGTCACGATATTTTTCAAGGAACTGATCTCGGATTTCTCTTGATTTAAAAATTAATACACAAGACATATTACAAAAAGATTCAGTTTCAATACTATTTCTAAATTTTCGTATAACATATTTGTAATTTTGGTCTTTTTCACTCCAATCAGGAAACCAACCTTCATTAGCATAATCCCTTAAACGAATTAGCTGCATTAAGGCTAAAAAGGCTTCTGCGGTAGATTTTCTTTCGATGGTGTTTAGGTCAGATGAATCCATAGCATTTTTTATAACTTCAATTGTGCCATCATCCATTATATAAGAATATTCATTTAGTTTAGGTAAATATGCAACACCATTAGGCAATCCCCTTTTAACTTTTTTAAATACTACTTTACATTCTGCGAGATTAGTGTTTTCAAGGTCTATCTCGTGACCGTCTGGAATTTTAATCTGTAAATTGTTCATGTTTTTTGTGTTTAATGATTTAATTGTTTCTTTTAATTTTTCTAACGCATATTTTGTTATATAATTATTTGTATATTCAAATGATAGAAATAAATTATCAAGGTTTATTTTTTTAGAATTACCTAAAGCATTTTCTATGCATTTAAGTCCATTTAATTTTTCTGATTTTATTGGATTATATTCCCAATCTAATACGGCTCTTACTCTTTTATTAAAAAATTTTAAATATTTAAATAGTGATTCAAATTCAGGTTTGGTTATTCCAGCTAATTTTCCAGTTTCAATAACCTTACACATTTCTTGTTTTTTCTTTAAATCATCTAATATAATTTGATGTAATACTTGGAATCGGTTTGGTTTTTCTTTTAGTTTATAACTAAAATGATGTCTAAAACAATCACCAAAATAGCTTTTTAAATTTTCAGGTTCACGGCATCCAAGAGGAACGCTAAATATACAGTTTTCACATGATCTATTATTAACTATCTCAACATCATTAATAGTTAGTTTTTCTAATTCTTCTTTTTTTATGATTATAAGTTTTTGGTTTTTTCTAATTTTAGCAATTTTAGCTATCTCTTTATTAAAAAGACTTGCTTCAGAAGCTATATTTTTTAAAGATTGCTGAAACGCTTTAAATGGATCTGGCTTTTCTTTTAGTTTATAGATGAAATTATTAGCTCCACATCCTCCAAAATGATCTTGGAATAAGTCTGGTTCAGTGCAAGGGATACTACCACCATTAAATATACAATGGTCACAACCATTAGATACTTTACACGGTACTATTTCAACATCACTGAAATTTAATTTATTTGATTCTTCTTTTTCCATGATTATAAGTTTTATTTTCAGCAAAGATATGCTAAAAAATATCGAAAGTCAAGTAAATTAACAATTATTTTTAAAAAACTTATTATTTTAAATAGTATTTGGTATTATTAAGGTATATGGTCTATAACTAAGTTTTTAGTTGAACACTTAGTCATTTATTATATTATTAGTACCAAACCCATTTCAAAACCTGAAAAAATTTAAACAGAGTACCCCGCACCCTCCCAAATTAGGAAAATTCTCCCCCCACCCCCCTAATTCCCATAAAGAGAAAGCATCACCCAATAGTCTGAACGATAGTGCTTTGACAGAACAACAGGGGCATGACATTCTGTCTACTTAACATAATAGTTATTATAGGACTTTTATTAATTTTTATGTCGTTGGTTGTTAGATGGTTAAAAATTAGTGGATCGGTTCTCTGTCATTATGTCAGGTATTTAACTGTTTTGACCAAATGGTCAAATAATAATGATTTAGGGTACTTTATTGTGTTTTGAGGTAGTGGATTGATTGTGGAGGCGGTCGTGTACATTGTTAATAACTTGTTAATAACTTGTTAGTAACTTATATAAAAATAATTACTATTTTACTTGATTTTCAATAAAAATGATTATCTTTGCCCTGTATTAAAGAAATTAATTGCTAACTAAAAACATAAAATCATGGAAACAGTAAAAAAGGTAATTATTGACAAAGTAGAAATTTCAATAAATAAAAACAACGAGGTTACCTTATTAATACCTCGCGGCATGACAGGTAAAAATCTTCTTAAATGGAAGGCACGCAACAAAGAGGCTTATAAGGCATTTTTAACAGCCAATAAGGGAGTTGTTATTATTAATACAGTTCAGGCAGCTAACAGCCCTATAATTGCAGTTATTATTGCAAACACTATGAAAACAAAAAAACCAACGTACAAAGCACGTGCAACCTCTGAACAGGTGAACGTCCGCAACCTACCAGCCCACACAATAGAAGCAACTATACAGGGCCTAATGAGAAAACAGACAGCCTTCACCTATCCCAAACCAACCCAACAGATTGGCTATATGGTTGCTATATCTGAAGAGTATGACATTTCACAAATTAATAGAGTGGTAAGGGAGTTTTTAAGCGGCCACTTATATTATATTGGTTGCTATACCTACAACAGCGTTAAAAAAGTGCTTGAATTATCTCAAATATTCAACGATAAAGATATTGCATTTTTTGTTGCCAAAGTAAACCATCAATTTTCAATCTGGGATATTGCAGCGAAAAAAGAGATTGATATTAATTATTTTTAAAACATACAACTATGAAAAGATATATTAATACAAATGACAACGGAGTTGAAACAATAGATGAGTTTGATTATAACAACAGGGCTGAGCGCAAAGAAGCTCATAGATGCTTAACTGAGTATCGAATGTACTGTGCTACTTTTATATGGTTAAGCCAAAGATGTACAAAAGAATGGAAAAACAAATAACTAACATAAAAACATACAACTATGAAAAAAGCAAAAAGAGTACCATGTTCTGACTGGCATTTAGGCTGGGGACTTGGTGGAATGAATAAACTAGGCAACCTTACAAAAGATGACAAAGATGTTTATGTATGGACTGGACACTCGCAAGGCAGGCACGGGCAAACATGGAATAAAGGCGCAAAATTAGTCTTCACCTATAATAACGGCGAAGCTAAAGGTTTTCACCTCATTGATATTATCAGTCAAAAAGGTTTCCATCCTATTGTTTCGGAATTAATAAACTCAATCAATGAATTAAACAAATAATACAACGTAATTGTAATAAAAAAGAACTAATTAACTTATAAACTTAAAATAAAACACAATGAAACAAACAAAAAAAGAAATTTTAGCAGGCTGTATAAAAGAAGTAAAATTAGCAAAGATAATTGATAATAACACTCTAAAAATAGAGTATGCAGACAATACAATAGCAATTAGATTACATGATACTGATATTTTAACCTTTGTTAAAAACAAAATTATTGTAAATTCTGGCGGTTGGGATACTCCAACAACACGTGACCGAATAAATAAATACAGCCCTTTGCGTATTTATAGAGATAAGGGATTGCCATACATTAACGGTTTTTCTTTTTACGATGGTATTATATTCAATAAAGAAGGTAAATTGTTATCAAAGAAAAAACCTCACAATACTAAAAAGATCAATAAATTAAAAGCACAAATAAAAGGGTATTGTAATTTAATTACTAAGGATAATTTGCCTTTACCATCTAATGGAGATTGCTGGTTTTGTTTAATGATAACTGACAAAGGCGAAACGTTGGGAGATACAATAAGCAATACAGATCACTTATTTCAGCACATAAAAGAAGGATACCTGCACGGCTCTATCTTGGTTAATTCTATGAAGTTTGCAGGTTTTGACAACAGACGAATTGGTTTTCATTATCAACTTAAGGTAATTGATACTTTTAAAAGAAACTTACGTAAATATCTTATTAAAAAAC